CATTTCTTAGAAAGAAATAAATTCCCAAGAGAAATTCCAGTAAGAAGTGATGGTCAAACAATGACAGAAGGTCTTCACCAACATTTTGATGTTAACATATCAACAGATTATGAAGACAATAAAATAAACGATATAGCAGACACAGCAGATCCTTTAACCCCCCAGGGCCAATATGAACCGGGTACTTATGTAGTTAGTAATAATAATTTATCAAATATAACTTCTAGTAAAACAGGAGAAAGATTAGAACAAGGAACCAACACTACAATAGAAATATTTGACATTCATTTAAGTCAACAAAATAAAGACCCAAATGCTGAAAATAACCAAGATTGTCAAGCTCCTATTAAACCTTATGGTCCCCAAAGTTATACAAATGTAGGTATAGGGTTCGCAGAAATAGGAACAACATTTGCCATTGGTGAGTGGACAGCTCAAATTCACCCATCTAATAAACCTGCCAATTATAAAGCACATGAATCATCTATTTTATTAGGAATGGCTACTAAAGGAAGACCTTCCCGTAGGTATTATAGATATACAGAATACAATACAATATAGTTATGGCGATAATAAATGCAAATAAACCCACAGGATCATGTATATTTAATTATTTACCAGGTACTATAGCAGCACCTGGTATAGGATATATGAATATAGGAGGAGTATCAGGATCCTTTTTTCAAATTTCTCATGAACTTTTTCCTAGAATTATAACAAAAAGTTTTGAAAAACGTCTCTTTACAGCAGAATTTGATGATTCTATAATAGACACAGTATGGTGGGCTAACACTAGATATAAAGGATGTAAAACAACAGGAAAAGCAGTAAATGTATATACCCCCGCCGCTATAGGCAGTGGTATAGGGTTTTCCCAAATAGTAGGTTCTAGTGGGGTGGTTGAACATCAATTTGCTAAAAACGGTGCCCCTTTTACAGTAGAAAATTCTGAAGGAACTTTATGTCAAAATTTTGAAATATACAAAGGGGATGAAACATATGGTTCAAACCCTGCAGTCCAAAACCAAACAACAGCTATTTTTATAGCTAATACAATTATAGGGGGGAAAGAAGAAAATGAATTTGCTGACTTACAAAACCATTCATACATTGGTATTCAAAAAATACTAATAGTAAATATAGAAACAGACACAGTAGATGTAATAAGTAGAGAACAAGAAGACTTTCAAGAATTCCATAGGTTTATAACTAATGATTTACCTACAGGAAGAAGTTTTAAAATTAAAATATTAGACGAATCTGTAGGATCAAAATTAAAACAAAATTACTTTTGTAAAATGAATAAAGGATGGTTATTAAAATCTTTTGAATATAGGCATGGAGGGGAACCAGGAGGGGGAACTCTTCCCGAAAATACTGTAGAAGATCATTTAACTACAAATAATGGTATTTATTTTTACAGAGACGGAGAACAAAGAGAAAATCTTTATATTAATGGAGTAAATACAGGTAATAACGCAGTAGCTCAAGCCCCTATATCAGGTGCTAGATTAAGATATGCTAACATAAATTACCATGCGGGTAATATTGTAGGTAATCCTAGTACTGGTGCTGGAGGAGGAGACATACTTCAACAACACCATATAGGTCCTTCTTTTTCTTCATCTTCTATACACACTAACAAATATACAAGACAATTTTACAGTGGTTCTTTTGGAAATATTGAAAATAGATGGGTAGGAACAACATATGCTGAACGTCTTAAAAATTCAGACTTAGGACAAGCAAGTAGATTTATAGGTGTAAATTGTTTAGATTTTTTACAACAAAATAATTCTAATGATGATGTACCTATAGAAGAAAAAACAGAATTACACGTTACTTTTTTAGAAGGTGTAAAAGATTTTAGTGTAAGTATAAGTGGGAGTGGAGAACCAGGAAATTACAAATACAACCAAAGTGCAAACGATGAAAGAAGTATAGGAACTTTTGAAGTAGATCAAAACCAAACAGCATTAGATGTTGGCGATCATTGTCATGGTTTTTTACCCCAAACACATGAAATAATTTTTAAAGGATCTAATGATGGTAGATTTATGCCTGTGTTAGACACTTTTGATGATAGAATAGATAATGCTTACTTAGAATATACAGGTAGTTTTTTAACGTTTGCACAAAAACAAGCTTTAGTAGCTACGGGTAATGATTATGCAGGTTGTGCTGCTTTAGGTCAATCAAATGTAAATCTTTTCACACAACCAGGAGTAAATTTAAATAGAACTCAAGAAATGCGAGTATTTTTACAGGGGGGAGCATTAGGGGCAATAGGTTTTGATGGTGATATAACTAGTAGTAATCCTGATTATAAAAACTCTTTATCTGCTTCTATGACAGTTGATAATTATTATGGAAGTTATATAAATGATAGAGGAACAAGTTCTTTAGAATGGCAATTGTCATTTTTAGATAAAGATCATGTTATTATAGCAAATATAGATAAAGACGAAGAATTATTTGATGGTATAGGAACAAAAGGAGTAGTAATAATTCCTCAATTTACACATCCTAGAGTAAGAAGAAATTTAGATTTATATTTACAAAGGGCAGGATTAATAGATGACGCGCCAGGTGGTATAACAAATGTACTTTATGAAGGGACTTAATATTTTTTAAAAAACATTATATTTATAATAAACAACAAAAACAATGGGATATTTAGACAAAACCAGTATTACAGTAGACGCAATTTTAACTAAAAAAGGAAGAGAACTTCTCGCCAAAAATGATGGTTCATTTGAGATAACACAATTTGCCTTAGGTGATAGTGAAATAGATTATACTTTATTTAATGAAAATCACCCTAATGGAACACAATACTCAGCAGAAGCAATTGAAAATATGCCTTTAATTGAAGCTATTCCTGATGGAGCTAATATGATGCAATCAAAATTGATTACTTTAGCTCGAGGAACTTCAGCAATACCTTACATTCAGGTAGGAAACCAAACAGGTATAGAATTAGCTCAAGGAGCAGTTCAAGCTATAAAACCCAGAACATTTAACATAAACGGTAATAATCAAGCAGGCACTGAATCACAGGGATATAGATTTACTATAATAGATAATAGATTAAGAGAATATATACAAGCAACAGGAGCATCAACTAGATCTCAAAGAAGAAAAGCATCACCTTATGGTTCTAACGACACTACTAATAACCAAACTGCAAATGTAACAACTATAAACACTATTTCTAATGTAGCTACAGCAGAAACAGTAGTAGGAAGAACATTAACAATCCAAGCTACAACTAATAATGCCTTATTTAGTACTGAATTACCATCATTAACAACAAGTTTAATAATTGAAGGAATAAATACAGGAGCAAGAATAACAGTTCCATTTACTGTAAATTCTACAACAACCTAAAATAAATAAAAATGAGTTTAACACGATTTGACGAAGCAAATGATATAGTAATATTAGAGAATCCATCTCCATTAGTTACATCTACATGGTCTACTAATGACAATAATTTAGATACAAATTTTACATCTTCAGTATTATCAGCATCAGTTATATCAACAACAGGATCAATACAATATTATATAGATGCTTACAATGCCGTTAGTACTTCTAACGCATCAGCAGTACAATATTCTTTAGCATATGGACACAGACACGGATCAGGTTCTCCTGATTTTACTAACGACACAGGATCATTTGGATTTAGTGCTGCTAGAGTAAATTACAACCAATACAGACAATTAGTTTTTCAAGATGAAACCCAAAATTTTACGTTTGGTACTCATACACCAGACAGTATTTATGTAATTAATGTAAATAGAGCAAATTACAAACAAAGATTATCTGCGGGAAGTTTATCATTATTTATTTCAGGAGCTAATATAGATACTCCTACTGATAGTAAATTAAAACTTACAGATGATAGTGTTAGTAGGGGGGCTACTGCAAACAATCCTAACTATGTAGGCACTAATTTAGGTGGTTATTATAACATTGTATCAGGTTCAAATGGTATTATATCAGGTTCAACAATAAATCAAAAAGGGGGAAGTTCATCTTATGGACATTTTTATCCACATGCAGGTCTTATCATATTAAATGGTGATATGTTTGCAGCTAAAGTAGGTACTGGTGCAACATTACAACAAGATTTACCACAAACCAACACAGGGTTAAGTACAAATTATGACCTTAATCACATTGGAATGTATCAATTAATTTCTTCTTCTAATCACTTTATTATAGACACAGAAGAAGATGTAAATTCTCAATTTTATTTTGTTAGAGCTAAAAACTCAGAATTTAACTATACTAATAATCCGTCATTTACTAGTGGAAGTAGTAAGGGAACAATTTTATTCTCTACAATGAGAATGAACCCAAAAGTATTTATAACAACAGTAGGAATGTATAATGATGCAAATGACTTATTAGCAGTTGCAAAATTAAGCCAACCAATTGCAAAAGACTTTACTAAAGAAGCACTTATACGAGTAAAATTAGACTTTTAATATCCTAAAAAATGGGTACAGTCTTTAAAAAATTTTCGGCACAAGACAAGGCACTAATCCCCTTTAATGCCCATAAACAATATAATTTCACTTCCGCTTCAGCAGCATCAAATTCATTAACATGGTTTAATGCTAGTTGGACTTCAGAATCAGTATCTATGTATGGTACTTCTCATACTGACGGTTATGGATCGGACGTTATAAATTTTATTAAATATAGCCAAATAGATCACCTTTTTTATAGAAATTTTAAAAAAACAGTAGGTGATAAAATGGGTCCCATTAATTATTTAGAACAACCTAGAACTCTTTATCAAAAAGCAAACATATTATCTATACCTTCTGGATTATATGGTTTTGAAATAAAACCAGGATCTTTTTATTTGTCTGCAAGTAGTTATCAAATTATAGATGATAAAAAAGGAAATTTAATAATTAGTGGAACTAATTTAGACAATTATCCTAATGATATTCAACAAAATGTATTTAAATTAGAACCAGTAGATGGTTTTAAAAGATATGATTTAGATGTATTTAGTGATTATGCTCATTATAAATATGTTAATAAAAAAACAGGATTTCACACAGATATAATAGGTGGGGGTTGGAGAAGAGGAAAAAATAGTCCTAATGCCCCTGTAACATACACAAGTATAATGGGTAAACCTAGAGAAATTTATCCTGAAAACGAAGACGATAGTTATTTTATAAATAAAATATATTATAATAATGTTCAATTTGCACAGTCTATAAGCTCATCATCTGAAATAAAATTTAATAGTAGAACAGGTTCATACATTTCATCTTCCCACCATGAAAGATATAATTTTGATAAAGATGAAAACTTCTCAGTATCTTTTTACATAAGACCTATATCCTTAGATGCACCTGTTATAGGAACAGCAGCAATAGGCCAAAATGTTGGAGGAGTTAATACTCAATTTATAGTAAGTGGAGAATTAGACCTTGAAAAAAGATACATTATAGCTAAAAGTGGAACAAAAAGAGTAACTAATAGTTTATCTAGTTCTGCAGAATCTTCCGAACCTCAATTTCCTTTTGAAATATATCATATAAGTAATTCTCTTCATTTTGAAAGATCAGATGGAAATCAAAAATATGCTGCAAGCGCCTCTTTGGGCGAAACAGGCAATTATAACATTGTTGATATAAATACTCACATACTATGTCAATCGTCAGGATCAAAAATGCAGATTTGGGAAAATGGCGCTAAATTAAAAGAAGAAGATTTTACAATAAAGGAACAAACAAGAAACACATCTAATTTATACATAGGATCTAAAGGTGAACATAAAAACACAGATTTTGAGTTTAGTCTAGGTACAGCCGTTATAGGATCATCATTTATTGTAGACGGTTTTACAGATGGTGGTATAGGTGTATCAGTAATAGGTTCAACTTTTGTTGTAGATAATTATGGTCCACTAATAGATAAAGGAAAATTCTTTAATGGTAATATTAGTAATATAAACATTTATTCAAAAGCCCATACACCAAATACAATACTTAATATATCTTCAAGCCTAAATGGTTCACCTTACATAGGAAATTGTTTTTATCAAGCAGGTTTTGCTGTTATAACTCATCCTTTATATCAAAATACACTACAAAATCCAGGAAATGAATATAGTTTAAATAAAATTCAATTTCAAGGAACTCATTTAATTTATGAACATGAATATCAATGTACAGTAAGTGAAGATGAATTTAATAGTACTTATAACCTATCAGCAAGAAAAGTAAAATCAAGTAAAAAACACACATTAGCTGATTTCACTACAGGTTCTAATTTTTCAACTTTTATAACAACAATAGGACTTTATGATGAAAAAGGAGATTGTTTAGTAGTAGGTAAATTAGGACAACCAATCAGAATGTCTGATGAAACCGACACCACTTTTGTTTTAAGGTGGGATACATAAATAGATAAAAATTTATTGCGGTTTTTAAAAAATGCATATACGTATGATAAGAAATCAAAAAATAGATTGCAATCTCTATTAAATTAATTAATTAAAAATCCAAAAATAATAAAAAATTATGAGCGCAGTAGGAATAACAGCACTAAAGGGATACTTCGAAACAGGAGATAGACCCACAGCAGCAAATTTTGTCGACGTATTCGACAGTATGCTAAATTTAACAGACGGTGGAACAGTAGCAGCAGCTACAACATTTTCAGCAGGTTTAAAAAATTCAAATATTACAGAACAATCAGGAACAGGAACAGAAAATTTAACTTCCACAGCTACAGATTTAACTTGGTATTCAAACGCAGCACAAGCAGGAGCTATTACATTACCAGATGCAGCTGCGGGTAATGTGGGTATGAGAATCAGATGTATAGTAGGAACTACATCTTGGTCAACTACAGCATTTAAATTAGGATTCGCAGATTCAGGTACTTGTGTATTGGTAGGACAAATCCTATTAAGTGCATTAGATGGGGATGCTACTGATGCAACCGCAGGATTTACTATTACAGCAAACGCACAATCGTTAGAAATTGACGCAGATGCAGTAACAGATGCAGGTGGGGCAATTGGTTCAATGTATGACTTTACTTACCTTGAAGCTAATTTAGTTCACTGTATGGCTTACGGTATGGTTACTACAGGTACACCAGCACCAACAGCAGACGCTTCAACTACTACAGGTACTTCATAATAAGTAGTATAAAATAACATTTATATTAAAAGACCTTGGTTTTCCAGGGTCTTTTTTTTATATACATAAAAACATAAGATATGGCAAAGTTAGTAACTGGTGGATACCCAGAGTTTCAAGAAGGTTTAAGACAAAATGGTCAAAGAACTTTTGACATGCCTCCTGAAACTAGAATAAGAAATAACGGAAAAACGTTAGAAACACTAAAAACAGAACAATCAGAATATAAATCTCATTTAATAGTAATATCACAAGCTTGTGAATTAGCTCATACTAATAAATTATTTACAATGAAAGAATCCCAAAGTGTAATAAATGCTTTAGATTATTTAGATAAGAATGGTGAAAAACCGAATGCTTTATTAGGAGTAAAAGAATTAAAAGAAAAAAAGAAAGAAATAAATAAATCTATAAAAATTTTAATTCAAGCCTGTGAAAAATCTTATGACAAAGGGATATTTTCAATGAGTCAATCAAAAGAAGTAATGGATGCTATAGATTATTTAAATAAATAAACTATGCAGTGGTATTATCAAGACAAACTTATTAATGAAATAGTTGACCTTCCTAAAGGAGCATTTGGTTTTATTTATCAAACAACTCATACCCCAACTGGAAAAAAATACATTGGTAAAAAATCTTTAATATATAATTTAAAGAAAAAATTAGGCAAAAAAGAAAAAGCACTTTGGGAAGGTAAAGGTAGACCTCCTGTCTATAAAAGAGTACTTAAAGAAAGCGATTGGAAAACTTACTATGGTTCTCATAGTTTTATAAAAGATGCAAATAAAGAAGACTTAGAAAGAAAAATTCTACAAGTGGCTTTTAACAAAAAAGAACTTACATATTTAGAATGTAAATATCAATTTGTATTAGAAGTTTTAGAAGATAAAAAATACCTTAATGACAATATATTAGGTAAATTTTATGACAGGGATTTTAGATGAAAGAAGATTTATTAAAACAATTATTAGAATCAGTATTAGGTAGAAGTAAATCAGCTAGAGGAGGTGATGAAGCTGTATTTACTTGTCCTAGTTGTAATCATCATAAGAAAAAACTTACATTTAATTTATTATCTCAAAAATTTCAATGTTGGGTTTGTGGTTATAAAGGACATAGAGCTTATCAATTATTAAAAAAATCCAATGCACCTGGATCTACATTTAATATTTTAAAAGAAATTGACCAACAATATAATTTTAAAAAACAAACAAAACAAAAGGTTGACACCAATACTTTACAATTACCTAAAGAAGTTATACCTATAATTTCAAGTTCTGCAATTTTATCTAAACATGCTTTACATTATTTAGATCAAAGAGGAATAACAAAACAAGATGTAGTTAAATATAATTTACATTATTGTGAAAATGGCCCTTTAAGAAATATGGTGGTAGTTCCTAGTTATGATAAAGATGGTTTTCTAAATTATTATGTTGGCAGATCATTTGATAAAAACGCATATATTAAACATAAACTTGCGTCCAGTACTAAGGACATAATTGGGTTTGAAATGTATATAAATTGGGATTTACCCATAATTTTATGTGAAGGTGCGTTTGATGCTATGGCAATTAAACGTAATGTAGTTCCTTTATTTGGTAAAAAAATATCTACATCTTTAATGAAAAAAATTATTAAAAGTAATGTTAAAAAAATATATCTTGCTTTAGATGAAGATGCTTTAAAAGACGCTTTTAATCATGCTAAAACCTTTATGAGTTATGGAAAACGTGTTTATCTTATAGAAATGGGGGATAAAGATCCTTCTGAATTAGGTTTTAAAAAATTTACAAAATTACTACATAATGCAATAGAATTAACTACCTCCACTTTAATGAAAAAGAGGTTAGCCTTGTCGTAAAAGTTTATATTTATAACAAACTATAGTAATTAATGGCAAATATAGCACTATATCCTGGGGGATACAAACCCCCACACATAGGACATTACAAAGCAGCTAAAATAGCTTCTCAACAAGTAGAGAAAGTTATTGTATTTGTTGGCCCTAAAGAAAGAGAAAGTATAACCCAAGATATGTCTGTTAAATTATGGGAATTATACACACAAGGAGAAAATATAGAAATTAGAAAAGCAAATATTTCTCCAGTAAGAGATGTGTATGATTTTGTAGAATTAGAAGCTAAGGATGGAGATACTCTTTTTTTTATAAAAGGAGAAAAAGACAATGAAGATCCACGTTTTGTAAGAATTCCTACCTACGCTAAAAAATTTAATAAAAAAATCAATATAGAATTTATTAATATACCAGATCAAACTTCAAGAACTAACAAAAAAATATCAGGCACTTTAATGCGTAGTTATATTAAAAATGATAATAAAGAATTTTTTATTGATGGTTTACCTTTAAATACAGACGAAAAAGCAGCTTGGAATATAGTTACAAATTTAAAAGAAGATTTATATCATCCTGATGATCATTACCGTGATTTTGCAAAAACAAATGACCCAAACCCCAAAAAACTAACATCTAACAATTACAAATACAGAAATGGGGGCATAGGATCCGCTCTTTACCGTAAACGTAATTTTGGAGAAGAGGTTCAAAATGAAAAAGGAAAAATACTACATGTTTATGATTTTGACGATACTATAGCTAAAGTAAAAACCAACATAAAAACAGTTATAACTAGCCCCACTGATCCTGATTTTTATCAAGAATTAGACATATCATCAGAAGAATTTCCAACAAAAAGTAAAGAATTAGAAGCAAGATTAGGTAATTTAGACATTACATATGATTTTAAAAACTTTGAAAAACAAATAAGGGATGCTATTATAAACACAGGGGTAGTAAGTAAATTAAAAAATTCATTAAGTAAAACAGAAGTAAAAACAACAATCCTTACAGCGCGTTCTATAGGACACCCCGTAACAAGATATATGAGGGAAGAATTAGGCTTAGATGCTTATGTTGTACCTTTAGGCCTACAAGTAGATGGTAAAGTAACAGGTCAAGATAAAGCTAATTGGATTGAGAATCATATAAAAAAAGGATATCAAACAATTTATTTTATAGATGATTCTGAAGAAAACAGAACATCAGTATCTGCGTTAAAAGATAAATATCCAGACATATTTTTAAAAGTAGAAGACCCAGCATCAATTAGAGAAATGATGGGTACTATGAATAATCAAGAAAAAGCTAAACACAGCAAAAATCTTAAACGTTTAAAAAAAGATCTTAAAAAACAAGGAGATCAATATATAAAAGTACCTGATTATTTAAAAGGTACACTTACAAGAAAATTATATGAAATTTCATTTTCAGATGATGTTATAAATAGTTTTAATATTCAAGATACATTAGTTACTGATGTGTGGGAAAATAATAAATTAAAACCCGAAATTAGAAAAAAATTATTGTTAATAGCACAAGATTTTTTTGAATCATTAGAATTACCTAAAAACACAATATTAAAAGATATAAAACTAACAGGTAGTTTAGCTAATTATAATTGGTCTAAATTTTCAGATGTTGATTTACATTTAGTATTAGATTATTCCCAAATTGTAAAAAATAAAAATTTTGCTAGAGATTATTTTTTAGCTAAAAAATCAATATGGAATGAAAGACATGAAATAGATATGTTTGGTTATCCTGTTGAGGTATACGTTGAAGATAAAGATGAAAAACATACAGCATCTGGTTTATACTCAGTATTAAATGATAAATGGATTAATGAACCTGTTAAAAATAAAATAATTCTCGATAAAGAAGATATAAAATCTAAAGCAGAAGGTTATTGGTCTCAATTACCCCAAATTAAAATATTATTTAATAATAAACAATATCAAGAAGTTATAAATTCTGTAGATAGAATTAAAGAAAGACTTAGAAATATGAGATCATCAGGCCTTGAAAAAGGTGGAGAATATAGTGTTGAAAATTTAGCATTTAAAGTTTTAAGAAGAACAGATTTTATATTACAATTAAATGATTTAAAAACAAAATCATATGATACTATGATGAGTTTAAATGAAAGCACAGCTGTAATCCATGATAAATTTATACCTTTAGAAGTAATGGATACACCTGAATTACAAGTACAAGGTATGATGGGTAGAAATGAATTAGAAGGAGGAATGATTTTTCCTTATTTAGACATAGCTAAAAGACAATTTCATATGCAAAATTGTAAAATTCCTCTAGATATAGTTTTTATAGATAATAATAAAATAAATAAAATAGACCACAGTGCTTCCCCTTGTAAAGGTGGTTGGTGTCCTAAATACACTGGAAAAGCAGACACAGTATTAGAATTACCTGGGGGGTATTGTAAAAATAACAATGTAAATGTTGGTGATTATATAGGGATTAATTATAATGAATTACCAGACGTAATGTTTAACCCTATAAATGAAGTTGATCCTAAAAAAGGAACAGGTAAAAAACCTAAAGGATCAGGTAGAAGATTATATACAGACGAAAATCCTAAAGACACAGTTAAAGTTAAATTTAGTACTAGACAAGACATAGTAGATACTTTAACAAAAAAATCATTTAAAAGTAAATCTCATGCTCGTCAATCACAAATTATAAATTTAATACATCAAAGAGTAAGAGCTGCTTTAGGTAGAACAAAAGACCCACAAAAGAAAAAACGTTTAAAATCAGCTTTTGAATACATTAAAAAACGTAAAGAAGCATCAAAGAAAAAAACACAAAGAATGAAAAAAGAAGGTACATTTACTAAAGCATGGTGGAAAGAAATTATCAATGAAACATTATTAACAGAAGGAGGAGCAGCAGGACATATGGCACACCCTTTTAATTTATCAAATGTTAATTCAGGTAAAGATTTATTAAATATATTTGAAAAAACAGCAGAATCCCTAAATAAAACTCCTGGTTCTGTAAAAATAGATGGAGTAAATAGTTCTATTCGTTTAGTAGATTTAGATGGTAAAAAACAATTTGTAATGGACAGAGGTTCTAAAAAATCTTTAGACGTAAAAGGTATTACAAAAGATGATTTATTAAGTAGATTTGGAGATGGTCATGGAATGGTTAAAGTAGGAGGAGAAGTATTAGACATGTTTAATGAAGCATTACCTTCTTTAGAAGCTGACCTTAAAAAATTAGGAGCATATGATGATCCAAACATATTATTTAATATGGAATATGTTAGTGGAAAAACTAACGTACAAGATTATGGTTCAAATTTTATAGCAATACATGGTTTAAATAAAATAGAAACTAAAGAAGTACAAGGAAAAAGAAAAATGTTAACTAAAAGAGTGTCTTCTGAAGTGTCTTATGATAAGTCAGCTTTAGAATCTTTACTAAACAATTTAAAACCAACAGCAAAGAAAAACGATTTTGAAGTGTATGGATCAGTCCCAACAGAAATGAAGAAAAAACCAAATTTTAATGCAGCACTTTCTAAACAATATACCATTGAAGCGGGGGAAAACACAGTAAATAAGTCATTAAGTGATCTATTAAATGAATTAAATAACATCCCTGAAAAAGACTTTATATTTATGAACGTTAACGGTACTAAGAAAAAAGTTGGAGCTGTTTCAAAGCAGGTTTATTTGGCTATTCTTCAAAAAGAAAATATAGAAGATCTATTTGATGATGAAAATGATAAACAAAAAGCAATTGAAGGGTTTACAACTTATCTTGCAACTGAAAAATTAGGTGATGAAATACTTAAAGTATTAGATTCTCCTATGGGATCAGTTGAAAACCATGAAGGAGAAGTAATTAGAGACAAAAACATAGCAACACAACCGTATAAAATAACAGGAAAATTTATTCTAGGAGGGATGGTTTCCGATTTCTAAAAAAAAAGAAATGAAAAAAAAAGAACTATATAATTTAATCAAAAATTCAATTAAGGAACAGTTAAAAGTTAATAACAATTCAGATAATAAAGGAGATTCCCAAGTAAAATCAAAAGGAGGAATAGACCCTAATACAGGTGCTTTTCTAGGTGATATACCCTTAGCAAATACTGATAAAACCGTGGATCCTAATGTTAATGTATTACCTATTAATTCATTCCAAGATTTTCTTGATAGTAATGGTTACACACAAAACCCCGAAAATAATAATGCTTTTATGGGGGCAACAGGAGCTGAATATTGTGCCCGACATTTAGATTATGGTGAATTGACATTATTTAATGGAGCTTGTGGAACAAATGGTCCAGTAAATTTTACTGTAAATGATGGTTTTATTTGTTGTGGCCAAACTAACGGAGACCCAGATGGTGAGGGTGATGAATTTGAAGGTGATTATGTAGTTTCTACATTTCCTTCAGACTTTCAGGCACAACAAAGTTTAGGTAGTTTACAAGTAGGAGCTGACGCTGGTCAAGTATTTTGTTATTGTCCTAATCCCGTATGGGAAAATGATGAAGTAGGTGGCGGATTAGACAATTGTTTTGGATTAGATGAAGGAGCTCCTGCAATTAATTTTACTCAAAATCACCTAACAGCTTTTATCAATGATTTAGGTTTAGGTGTTACTATTGATCAATTAAGCCCTTATGTAAGTGCTGAGGGTGTTGGTATACATAATGGTCAACATTGTGCTGGTTGTGTTCATTCAGAAGCCGACAATAATGGAGAAAGATATAGTGATGGTCAAACTGTGTCTACAGACATTCTTTTTGGATGTCCTGATGGTAATGATTATCCTGACTCAAATGTAGGTCACGATAATGTTTCATGTTGTGAGTTTACAGTACCTTGTTCAACAACTGAAGTAACAGGTTACAATGATGGTAATACTGTTTGGCCAGGAGGAAATTTTGATGCTACTGGGGGAACCGCAGTAGTACTATCTTCAATAGAAGTGTCTACAATAACAACAGAAGGACCAAGTCCTACTACTGTTTATTTTGATCCTGGTAATGCTAATTATCAAGCAGGTGCTTTTCAAAGTGTAACAGACGGAGGAGAATGTCAATTTGAAGGATGTCCAGACGATGAAAATTCGGGAACAATGGCTATAAATTACACAACAGTAATATATGGAAGTGATAATATAACAGGAGGTCCAACAATTCAAGATAATAATTCATGTGAAGCTTCCAATGATGGTTGTACAGATCCATCAGCATGTAATTATAATTCAAATGCAAACGCAGATGATGGTTCATGTAATTACACTTCATGTGCAGGATGTACAGATGACGGAACAGAAGCTTATTATCTAGGAATAGATAGACCAAACGATTTTGTAGGACCTGCTTGTAATTATGATGCAGATGCAACCATTACTGATTCAAATGCTTGTGAATATACATCTTGTATAGGTTGTATGGATGATGGTACAGGTAATTTTCCTGGAGCAAATAGACCTAGCTCGGCCCCTTGGACCTCACAACCAGCTTGTAACTACAACCAAGATGCAACAAATGATGATGGTTCTTGTGAATATGAAAGTTGTGTAGGTTGTATGAACCAAGATGCTTGTAATTATGATGATGAAGCAACCGTAGACGCACAGTCTTGTGATTTTGGTTGTTATGGTTGTACACAAGAAGGTATGAATGGTGACCCCCAAGGAACCGCAGGAACAGCATACAGTTCTCAATATACAATTAATAATAGTATGACAGGTTTGCAAATAACTAATCCAGCAGAAACACCTTGTGCATATACAGGATGTTTACTTCCATCATCTAACAATGGTACTCAATATTCAAATTATGTTTGTAATGTTAATTGGGAATTATGTGAAGTAGGAGGAAGTCAATGTTCCGAAGCATGTCCTGGTGGAATACCTATGGATGGAACAGGAGGTGAAGATGCAGTAGGAACATTTTACCCCAACAACTCTAGTTGTACAGCTATATCAATACCAGGATGTACTACTTATGGCGATTGTGAATTTGATCCAGCAGCAAATGTAGATGATGGTTCATGTACAGGTGTACCAGAAGTTTGTGAAGCATGTATAGATCAAGGAGGTGGAATTACAGCACCAGGTCCTGACCCATCTTGTGGTTGTACAGACGAAGCAGCTTGTAATTATGATTCAACTGCATCACAAGATGATGGTAGTTGTATTACACCAGCTAATATGTGTCAAATGTGTGATGTAAATGGACAAATCATACCAAACCCACAATGTACAGGATGTTTAAGTGCCGCAGCATGTAATTTTGGATATGATGCTAATGGTAATTATGATCCAAATGGTCCTATTGTTACATGTTGGGTGGCATACCCACAGCTTACACAAGGGGGTTGGGCCCAATATATTCAGGGAGACACAGTATGGGGAAGTAGCGCCAATACCATCTGGAACCCATCTTGCCCTGAGTTTATTTCAGGGGTCCAGGATTGGACTAATACAGGATGTGTTTATCCAGGTCTTAATGCAGCTCTAATGACTCATCCGTTTCCCCCAACAAGTGAGATGATAAATAATTATACAAACAACGCTCAGTCTGATCCATGTGTTCAATGTGACGGACCAGAATTATCTAATATAGAATTTGCAGGATGTGATGGATGTGCAAATCCAGATGCCTGTAACTATGATCCAAATGCCAACCCAGCAAATACAAATGACCCTTCATGTGTTGTACCTAGTGACTGTTATTATTGTTCACAAGATCCTTCACCAACTTTTGTTGAAGACGGGGGAGTATTACTTCCAAATGACGATTGTGCATGTAGAAATGTTTTTGCTAGAGAATGTAATGGAACTACAACTAGAGAATTTCCATGTATGAGTATTGATGGTCAAAATCCTGTTGAGGGTGATTATTTCGAAACCGAAGCTAAATCAAAATTTGAAGAAAACACAAACACTGGAAATTTAGACTTAATATTAGAACACGTTTCACCTTATAGTAGTCTTCTATTAAACGAACAACCATTTAATCCTACAAGTAATCTATCATCCGTACCCTTACCAAAACCTTCATCAGGAGCTCTATTAAAACCATTTAAAAGCACAAAAGTATGGGAAGTAACTGACATTGGTGTACCACAATATGGCAATGTAAATGATTATCCATCAGCAAATTGTATTGTACAAAATTTCCAATGTACATGTGCAGTTACAGATTTACCAACAGCGGGTCTAGGATGGGCAGGACACCCACATTATTGTTTAAGTACTTCACAACCAGCTAATGGAATTACTATTTTTAGTGATAAAGCCTCATGTCTCGATACTTGTCAAGGTACACAATCCTCAATCAACCCCTATCACACTGATGAAAATGGAAATGATAATTCTGAGGACTATATTACTGATCCACCTGATGATCCTATAGAAACTTGTCAAGAAGGATGTTTAACTATTGGTAATAGTTGGTATGGTAGATGTTGTGATGGTAATTGGGCTTCTCAACCATATGCTAGTAATATTGAAAATGGAAACCATATGTGTTGTGACATTAGTGGTCCTACCGGCGGTGGTGGTACTGGCGGCGGTGGCGGCGGCGGCGGCGGCGGCGGCGGCGGCGGCGGCGGCGGCGGCGGCGGTGGAGCAAGTTGCTTCACAGGTGAAACCTTAATTACTATGGAAGACGGATCTACTAAAAGAATAGATGAAGTAGAATTAGAAGACATTGTAAAAAGTGAAAAAGAATCTTCAAAAGTAGTGGGAATTGACATACATAAAGGAACCTTTACAGTATATTCAATAAATGGTAATAAATCATTTGTTACGGCAGAACATCCATTTAAAACAACAGAAGGATGGAAAGCAATTGATCCTTTAGAAACCTTTAAAAAACATAAAGTAGAATCTACAACATTAAAAATAGGTGATATTTTAATTACAAAAGAAGGAAATGAAGAAGTAAAATCAATTGAAGCTTCTACAGAAATAATAAATGTAGTTTATAACTTAAAATTAGACAATGAACATATTTATTATGCTAATGATTATTTAGTACACAATACTAAGGAAGTAGGAGATGATAGACCTGATGAATTAGATGATTTTGAATTTGATTATGATTGGTGGATAGATGAGAACTCTGAAGTTTCGAAAAGTAAAAAATTAAGAAAATTGTTAGAAAAAGATTTAAAACCAAAATCTAAAGAACAAAAATTAAGAGAAGCTATTAGAAAAATTATAAAAAACCAAAAATGAAAAAATCTCTTCCAGATAGGTTTAAAGAATTAGCAGGAATAAAGCCCCTAAGGGAACAAGGGGCTCCTGTTGATCAACGTACTAAAGAATATGTTGAATTTTATGATTTAGAAGATCTTCAAGATCGTTTAGAACAAGTCTACAGAGAAATGGAACAAGAAGCTGAACCTGAAGGTGGTCCTATAGCAGATGAATATGGAGCAGAAATTGAAGCAATTGAAAATGCTATTAGAATAAAGAAAAAAGAACCAACAAAAGGGGGATTATCATACGATGAAGTATATCTTAAAGATAAATTAGTTGGAATAAAAGATGCATATAAATATGAGGATGGTGAAATTACAATTTATCCAGATTTAGGTTCTCTTCAATATAAAAGTAGATCTACTCAAGAAATATTATTTAAAAAGGATAGAGGAGAATTACAATTTCTTAGAGCTTTTGGATATGAAAAAACATATTATGCACTTAAAGATGTATTACCTGAACTGGGTCAAATGGGGGATTCAAGTTATTCAGGATTTATGAATGTAGGTGTAGATGATCAACCTATTCCTGTAGATATAAACACAGCATTAGAAATGATAAAAGCTATGATAAAAGGAAGAGACGCAGAATCAAAAGCTCAATCAGATTTTTATAGTTCAAGAGGACCAACATCAGGGACTATAGATGAAAACCAAAAATTTAAAAAATCTCTTCTTGAAATTTATAAAAAATATTAAGTTATGCAACAAAAATTCGCAGGATTAAAAAAAGAATTTAAAAGAAAAGACGTTGAAAGAGTACGTAACCTTGTTCAAGGTAAAATAGGTTCATCTTCTGAATCTCAAGTAGGTTATAAAAAGAAAACTATTAGATATAAAGAAGGTGACGTTTGGACTGAAAATAAAAAAACATGGACTATTAAAAATGGTATTAAACAAACTATTTCAAAATTAGATAAAATTAAAAAAGAAGTATTTATACCTTTATGTTGTCCTAAATGTAGTAAAGTAATAAAAAGTCAATTAGATAAAGATAATTATAAAGTACATAAAAACTGTCATGATTGTGTTATAGAATTTGAACATAAACTTATAATTGAAGGAAAATATGATAATTATAAAAAAGAACTTAAAATAAAAAATTCATTAGACATAGTAAATGATATGGAATCTTTTTTATTAAATGCTGTTAATGCTACAAATGAAGGATATGTTTCAGAAGATGGTCATGTAGAAAGATGGGTGGGAGGTATAGACAAAGAAAAAATGGCTAAAGAAATTGTAAAAAATGCTAAAATAAGAAGAAAATCTATTTTAAAAGAATTAAATGGACAAAAAGAAACTACAGGAACTAATTAAAAAACTCTTACCTATAAAAGAATACACAGGTACAGGAGATATGGCGTCAACAGGAGCAACTTCTGATGATGGTAATAATATGGTTTCACCTAGACCTTTTGCAGATGACGTTGAAGAATTAAAAAATTATATGTATAAGAGTATTTATGGTGGTGATGGTAATCATTATACAAAAGAGGCCGACCCCCTTAATTATAATAGAACTAAAATGGGAATGTTTGAATCAAATAAAAAAACTAATGAGCAAGCTTACGGGCATGCTACTTTAACTACTCAAGGAGTCCCTTCTACAAGAGCTATAAAACACACAGACGAATATCCTTTTACAAAAAGACCAAAAAGAACAGCAACTGGTATGATGGAACAAAATAACCCCTACAAAATGGGTGAACACCCAGATTTTCAATTACTAATAAAAACAACTACAGAAGACTTAAAATTAAAAGTGGATGAAACCGTAAGAGGAGGATCATATAACGGTAAAGAAGGATATTATTTACGAATAGACCATAGAGATCTTTCAATGTGGGAAAAAGACCAAGTAGAAATACTTAAAAAAATTTTTGATAAAGTTAATGAAATAACAGAAGAATTTACATTTGAATTTCATGGTGTGTCTGATCGTGATGATGAGCCAGGTGAAAGAATTATTGAAGCAAGTTTTAGTTTTTTTGCTGAATCTAAATTTAAAAAACAATATATGTCTAAAATAAGTCCTGAAGACTTTAAGGATAAAATTAAAGTAGGACGTAAAGTAAAATATATGGGGAGCTCTTATACTGTAATTAGTAATGATGGATTTGTTTTAGAATTAGAAGATGAAGATGGAGACAAAAAAACAGTAAATTTAAACCAATTTAGTCATGGTGGTATGGTAACAGAGCAAGCTCAAGACCCAGAAGCAAAGGCATACGAAACAGGATTAAAACGTCTACAAAAAGGTGTTATTCAATATCAATTAAAATATATTGAAAAACAAAAAGCTAAAGCAATGGCTCAAGCAGCCACAGCAGGTCAACAAGCTTCAAAAGGATTTGACGAACAAATTGAAGCTTTAAGAGATCAAATAAAAGCTATAGACAACCCACCAGAACAACAAAATGAAAATTTACTTGAAAATTATATAAATTCAAGAAAAAACACAAACTTAATGACCCATATAGACATATATAAACAAACTGTATTGTTAGAGGGTACTATGAAAAAGTTATTTAGTAGGTTTGAAAAAGGACAAACAAATGAAGAAATTCTTAAATCTTATGCTAAAAAAGGTATTTCTATGCCAGAACAGTTTTTATCTAAAGTTAGAAAACAATATGAAAATTTAAAAAAACAAAAATTAGAAATTGATTTTTCAGAACAAGAAGCTAAAGACATAATAAAAATACCTACAAAAGTATCTAATGTAGCTACATTTAATTTAGACGATGATAAAAAATTAGCTACAGGCATTTATCAAGAAAAATTAGATCCAGTAGGTCAAGAAGATGATGATATAGATAATGATGGTGATGTAGACAAAACAGACAAATATTTAAAAAATAAAAGAAAAAAAACTTCACAAGCAATTAATAAAAATAAAAACAAATAATTATGCCAATTATAGACACAGCAGGAACAGGTCCAAAATATGTAAGTGATACCACAGCAACTACAGGTAGTTTTGCTTACATTCAAATAGTAGAAGGACCCGCTGCTACAACAATCGGAACAGCTGCGGAATTTAAAGATATTCAGTGGGGTAAAGGTGATTTAAATTTAGGATCCGATCACCCTACAGTACAAACATTCGAACAAATTGCAGACGCTAACATAACAGGATCTATTATTTTGGGACCAATAATAGGATTTAAATTAACTAATGGAAAAGTATTAGCATACTACGGATAATGAAAAAACTTAAAAAATACATACAAGAAGAAATAGTAAATCTTCAGGAAGAAGAGTATAAAGCTCCTCCTGAATTACTTAGTGTTTTAAAATATAAACTTAAAATAGACCCTTTAAACCGTTTTATAGATAAATTTAAAGCAGTAAATACTATTCCTCCTTCATATAGAGTATTTTTACTCAATGGAGAATTTTTTGATGTATATTATGAAAGTTTTTCTTTATTAATTAAAATAGGATCTAAAGAATATTTTGTAGGAGATTTAGATGAAAGAAATTATGCTATTAAACATATAAATAAATTACTAACAGATCCTTTATTAAAATCAATAGGTGATGAAGAAACAGAAGGAGAAGTTGGGGATACACCCCCAACACCCTCAACACCTCCCCCATCTTCTCCTCCTTCACCACCAGATGAAGAACCAGAAGCGTAATGGAATTAAAAGAAGCATTAAAAGAAATATATAAAGTAGCTAAAGAAGAATATAATCTTCAAACAGCACCTAAATTATATCTTCGTAATGATGAAGAAAATTCTAAAGATATTTTTGGTAGAACAGCATATTATGATCCATCAGACCAATCTATTGTGTTATATATAACAAATAGACACCCAAAAGATATTTGTAGGTCTTTTTCTCATGAATTAGTACACCATCACCAAAATGAAAGGGGTGATTTAGAAATGGGGGATGCGTCCCAATCACTAACTTATGCCCAAGATGATCCTCATATGAGAAAAATGGAAATGGAAGCATATTTAAAAGGAAATATGTTATTTAGAGACTTTGAAGACAATATTAAATATTAAAAAACTAAAACGTTATGAATATAATAAATAAATTATTTAGTGGTAGCGCTGATAAACTAGTCAAATCTGTAGGAGGAGTATTAGATAATCTTACCACTACTAAAGATGAAAAATTAGAAGCAAAAAGAAAATTAAAAGAATTACTTTTAAATTATGAAAATGAAATGCAACAAAATGTAACAGATCGTTGGAAATCAGACATGAATAGTGATTCTTGGTTATCAAAAAATGTCCGTCCAATGACCCTTATATTCCTTGTTGTTTCTACAGTATTAATGATATTTATTGATGCAGGAACTATTAAATTTACAGTTGAAGAAAAATGGACAGATTTATTACAACTTGTATTAATTACAGTGATTGGTGCTTATTTTGGCGGTAGATCATTTGAAAAAAGAAAAAAATAAAATTATGGCAAAAATTGGAGAATTAAAAAAAGCAATTAGGGAAATTTTAAAACAACAAAGAAATGAACAACAAGGAGGTGAAAAATTAACAACATACGATTGTATTAATAATTCTTGTACACTTGTTCATAGTAGTAAAGGAAGATATGCTACCTTAAATGATTGTAAAAAATCAAAATGTGAAGTAAGAAAAAAATAACATATAGTTCGATTCATAGCCGAACGATTTAAACAAAATTTTGAAGAGCTGTGGCCTTATTTGGTCTACAGCTCTTTTTTTATTATATACAATAATATGGAAAAAGAACATTTAGTAATTATAGGAGCAGGAGTTGCAGGAGTAAATGCAGCTACAAAACTAATTGATAACAATCATAAAGGTAAAATCACCATAATTGATATGGGTAATGATCCCTTTAAACGTAAACCTGAAGAAGTAATGACAGGATTTATGGGTGCTGGTGGATGGTCAGATGGTAAATTAACTTATCATACATCTATAGGGGGTCATATGTCTAAATACTGTGGTGATGAAAAAGCTATGGAATTAATGGATCAGGTTATTGATAATTTTAGAAGATTTCATCCTAAACCTGAAGTAATTCAATGTTCTCATCCAGTAAAAGAACCCGATTTTATCAAGCCTTATTTTGGTTTGCGCCTATTCCCCGTATGGCATATAGGAACCGATTATCTACATGAAATTGGCAAGAATTGGTATACATATTTAACTGATAATGGAGTTGAATTTTTATGGAACACTAAAGTAACTGACATTAATTTTGATACTAATTTAGTTTATGGAGAAAATATTCCTTCAGGAAGAATTTATTATGATAGGTTAATATTTGGTGTGGGTAAATCAGGAATTGATTTTGGTAAAAAATTAGCTGAAAAATATGATTTACCAACAGAACCTAAACCAGTACAAATAGGAGTTAGATTTGAAGCACCACAACATCATTTTCAAAAATTAATTGACATATCATATGATTTTAAATTATATAAAAAACTTGATAATGTAAGTTTAAGATCATTTTGTACAAATAATAATGCTGCTTATGTTGCTGTAGAAGATACTTATGGAAATCATTCTTATAATGGTCATGCTAAAAAAGATGAAGCATATAGAAATGATATGACTAATTTTGGTATTTTAATGGAAATTAGAGGTATAGATAAACCATTTGATTGGTCAAGAGAAGCAGTTAAAAAATTACAAATAGCAGGAACTGGTACTTATTATTCACCTAGTAGTAGAATACCTTCAAAAACATCAGAAGGTAATTTAGTTAGATGTGTTGTAGTAGAAAATACAGAACCATTATTTGATGCATTAGGAGAACATGGTAATCATATAATAGATTTTATTAAAGATATGACAAAAATATTTCCAACATTAAAAGATGATTGGGGTATTTATATGCCTGAAGTAAAATATTTATCACCTGAACCATTGGTAAATTACGAAGATTTAAGTCTTACTAGGTTCCCCAATGTTTATTTTGTAGGTGATGCATTATCAGCAAGAGGTATTACAGTATCAGGAGCTCAAGGTACATATGTTGCTGAATCATTATTAAAAGTAGTAGAAGAATACCCTGAATTTCATGAACATTTTTAAAATAAAAATATGGATTTAACAAGAGAAGAATTACAAGCTCGAAGATGGGCTAAAACTAAAATAAGAAAAGTCTTTAAAATAGAAGAAGATGGATCTAAAACACAAGCAAGAGTTGTAGATTTTGGAAATGGTAGAGCAGTACTTCATAATGAAGAAGGTCCTGCTTTAACTAATAAAAAACAAAGAAAAAAAGAATATTATCTAAATGGTATTGAATACAATTATGATAATTGGAATGCTATTATGAAAGGTAAAGAAGGTTTACCTTGGTATAAAACAGCAGCAGGAAAAGGAACATCAAGACATTAAAAAATGAAAATAGGTTTATGTGGAACAATGAGTGTAGGTAAAACTACATTAGTAAATGCTTTAAAAGATGATATAGATTTTAAAAATTATATCTTTAGAACAGAAAGAAGTAAATATTTAAATTCAATCGGAATACCATTAAATACAGATAGTACTTTAAAAGGACAATTAGTATTTGCAGCTGAAAGAGCAGCGGAATTAATGCAAGAAAATATAGTAACTGATAGAACTATTATAGATGTAATGGCTTTTTGTGAATTATCTAAATCAATGAATAAAGCTGAAAAACAACATATAAATGGAGTTTTATGGCATCTTATAAAAGAATATGATATTATATTTCATATAGATGATTTGTCTGTGCCTATGGAAGATAATGGAGTTAGAGAAACAAATAAAGATTATAGATTAGCTATTCATCAAAAAATATCATCTATATTAGGAATGCATAAATGGATGCCTGGTAAAGTAGTTACAATTTCAGGAACTACTAAAGAACGTATAAATCAAATTAAAACATCAATGGCTTCTTATATGTATAATAAATAATATGTCTCAACAAAACATAAAACAAATTATAAAACAGGAGTACATTAAATGTGCTCAGGATCCTGTATACTTTATGAAAAAATATTGTATGATTCAGCATCCTACTAGAGGGCGTATTAAATTTAATTTATATCCTTTTCAAGAAAAAGTTTTAGGATTATTAAATAAAAATGAAAGAAATATTATACTAAAATCACGTCAGTTAGGTATATCTACTTTATCTGCAGGAATGGCTTTATGGCAAATGATATTTCAAAAAGATACAAATGTATTAGTAATTGCTACTAAACAAGACACAGCAAAAAATCTAGTAACAAAGGTAAAATTTATGTATGAAAATTTACCTTCTTGGCTTAAATTAGGTTTTGAAGAAAATAATAAATTAGCACTTAGACTTAAAAATGGCTCTCAAGTAAAAGCAGTATCAGCGGCAAGTGATGCTGGTAGATCAGAAGCAATATCCTTACTAATTATTGATGAAGCTGCCTTTATTGAAGGAAATAGAATAGAAGAAATTTGGGCATCATCACAGCAAACATTATCAACTGGGGGTAGAGCAATAATTTTATCTACACCTAATGGTACAGGTAATTTCTTTCATAAAATGTGGGTTAGAGGAGAAGAAGGAACTAATGGATTTACTCCTATAAGATTACCTTGGACAGTACATCCAGAAAGAAATGAAGCTTGGAGAACTCAACAAGAAGATGAATTAGGATCAAGAATGGCTGCACAAGAATGTGATTGTGATTTTACAACTTCAGGTAATACTGTTTTTGCTCCTGACTTAATGTCTTATTATGAAAAAACAACTGTATGTAATCCTGTAGAAAAAAGAGGATTAGATGGCAGTTTGCATATATGGGAATATCCTGATTATAATAGAAATTTTATTGTTGTAGCGGATGTTGCAAGAGGAGATAGTAAAGATTATTCAGCATTTCACATTATAGATGTTGAAGAATGTAGACAAATTGGTGAATTTAAAGCACAAATTGGTACCAAAGAATTTGGGCATATGTTAGTTGCTATTGCAACTGAATACAATAATGCATTACTTGTAATTGAAAATGCTAATATAGGATGGAATACAATTCAAGTAGTAATAGATAAAGGATATAAAAATTTATATTACTCACCTAAAGGAGATGCAGCCACAAGTGCTGATGCCTTTTTATCAAAAGGATACGATATAACAGACACAACTAAAATGGTTCCTGGTTTTACAATGAGTATGAAATCAAGACCATTAGTAATAGGAAAATTAGATGCTTATTTAAGAGAAAAATCACTTACTATTCAAGGAAAAAGAACGCTAGAAGAAATGCGAACTTTTATTTGGAAAAGTGGAAGAGCAGAAGCTCAAGGGGGATATAATGATGATTTAGTAATGTCCCTAGCAACAGCTTGCTATGTAAGAGATACAGCTCTTAAATTTGCACAACAAGGAATTGATATGACAAACGCTGCATTAAATAATTGGAAACGAAGTACTCCTGCTATTTATACCAGTAAACCAAATAAAAAAGAAGCCGGTTGGACTCAAGACATGGGGGAACATGGACAACAAGATTTGACTTGGCTTTTAGAATAATATGTATAAAAAAAAATAATATAAATGGCAGATACTAGTTTATTTTCAAGACTACAGCGATTATTTTCCAGTGATGTAATCATTAGAAACATAGGAGGAAAAAATTTAAAAGTAATGGACACAGGTAGGATCCAAAAATATGGAAACCTAGCTACAAATTCACTTTATGATAGATTTACACGTTTACATAAACCTGTAGGATCTTCTTTACAATATAACCCAACATTAAATTATCAGTCAATGCGACTGCAGCTTTATAGTGATTATGAAGCTATGGATCATGATCCTATTATTGCAGCGGCATTAGACATAATGTCTGATGAAACTACTACAAGAAATGAATATGGGGATGTTTTAAATATTAATTCATCTGATGAAAATGTAAGAAAAGTATTACAAAATTTATTTTATGATGTTTTAAATGTAGAATTTAATTTAGCTACATGGATTCGTAATATGTGTAAATATGGAGATTTTTATCTAAAATTAGAAGTATCTGAAAAATTTGGTGTTTATAATGTTTTACCTCTTTCAACTTATGAAGTAGTAAGAGAAGAAGGAACAGATCCCGAAAATCCTTCTTATACTCGTTTTACTCTTGACCCAAATGGTTTAGCTAGTGGAGCAACAAACACAATTAGAAGAGATCAGTTTACATTAGAAAATTATGAAATCGCTCATTTTAGATTACTTACAGACTCTAATTATCTTCCTTATGGTAGATCATTTTTAGAACCAGCTCGTAAAGTATTTAAACAATTAATGTTAATGGAAGATGCT